AGAAAGGAAGTTGTAAGGCGTAGAAATAGACGATGAAAATAGCGTTCAAAGCACTAATAAAAGAGATGAAAGTCAAAAGCCTTAGTTGTGGAGAGAAAGAAGTGGACTTGAAACTTCAATTCAGACCTGAAGGTAACGAAGTGGAAATCCTAAATAAGTTACAGAAACCAGACGACTTGGCAACAGTCGTGATAATGGACAATGATTGCAAAAAAGAATAGAGAACAATGCCGTTTGAAAAGGGACAATCAGGAAACCCAGATGGAAGGAAAAAGGGTTCACAGAATAAGTTTACATCTCTCAAAGATGCTTTCCTCGATGCTTTTGAACAACTTGGAGGATCAAAGGCACTTATTGATTGGGCTAAGAAGAGCGAGAGGAATAAAGGAGCATTCTTCCAAATGATAACGAAGATGCTACCAACGAATATGACTGGGGATGTAAAAGCGAAGATCATCGTGGAGCTTAATAAGAAATTGAGTGATGATAGGCCGGAGGAATAATGGAAGCAGCTACAGAAGAGCGTATCAATCTTGAAGTAGTTTACCACTCTAACCAGAATCGTCTATTCTTCGAATCCAAAGCAAAGGTGAAGGTGATTGCAAAAGGAAGGCGATTTGGCTTAACGAAAGGATATGCTAATTTCATTATTGAGAGAATGCTTGATGGCATATCCCCAATTCTTTGGGTCGATACCGTTCTTGGAAATATTGACCGATATGTGGAACGTTATATTATGCCTGTTTTAAGCAAGCTTCCTTCGCAATATTGGAAATGGAGACAGCAGAAAAAGGAGCTTCAGATATTCGAATCGAGACTTGATATGCGATCTGCTGATAGACCGGAACTTATTGAAGGCTTTGCATACAGGCTTATCGTGTTAAATGAGGCAGGGATAATCCTCAAAGATGAATATCTATGGGAGAACACTATTCGGCCAATGACACTCGACTTCGATCCTGATATCCTCATTGGGGGCACTCCTAAAGGACAGAACCTATTCCACGATCTCAAGGTAAAAGCACAGGACGATAAAGACCCACGATATAAAGATTGGGAATTCTTCCACTTCACTTCATACGACAATCCCTATATTGACGCTAAGGTTATCCAGGACTTAGAAGCTGATCTTCCCGACCATGTTCGCAGACAGGAGATATTCGCTGAGTTCCTGGAGGATTCTGCATCCGTGTTCCGTAATGTGGATAACTGTATGAGTCCCCATTCAACGAAACAAGGGAAGCAGGAAGGGAAAACGTATTATATCGGCCTGGACTTAGCCAAGCACGTTGATTTCACGGTCCTCACTATCCTCGATGGTGATGGCAATCAGGTCTATCACATGAGACTTAATAAGCTTGATTGGCCATATCAGAAGCGACTTATAATCGACCTTGTTCGTTCCTATGGAGGGAGACTTATTATGGACTCTTCCGGGATAGGCGATCCGATATATGACGATATTGTAAATGAAGGGTTAGATGTTGTGGGGTATAAATTTACGAACGAATCAAAGAAAAAGCTTATCGAATGCCTCATGATATCTATTGAGCAGGAGAAGATCAGGTTGCTTGATGAGCCTATCCAGACGAACGAGATGAAGATATTCGGTTATGAGATATCGCCTTCCGGGGTGATGAAATACTCAGCTCCGCAAGGGAAGCACGATGATTGTGTTATTGCTTTAGCTTTAGCGAATTGGGGCAGGGAGAATTCGGGAGGCAGGGATATTATTGTCTTTTAGGGGAACGACATGAACTTATTTGAAAAGATAACATACGGATTCGGGAAGATGAAAGGGCAGTACACAAGAGGTATTGAGAATGTTTTCTCCACTTCCGGGATGAGACCGAACATAAACGACCCTTCTATCTGGATGGACGATCGCTATTGGGGAGAGGGGTTGCTTGAGGATAAAAGACCGCGATCAAAACAGGCATTCGTGGAGGCATACCGGAATTGGGTCTATATCTGTGTTAAGCTGAATGCTCATTCCGTAGCAGCCGTCCCACTCCGTCTTTATGTGGCTAAAGGAACGGCAGGGCAGAAATTCAGCACAGTCACTACGAAGACTATTGATACACCTCGCATGAAATGGCTCCAATCGAATTCCAGTCTTGAACGATGGACTTCAAAGGCCGTAGAGATCGAGGAGATAACAGACCACGCTTTCCTCGAGCTTGAACGGTCAGTCAATCCCTGGAATAACCGGAGGGACCTATATGAGTCAACGTCTATGTTCCTCGACCTTACTGGTGAGAGCTACTGGCTGCTGATCATGAATGGTGCAGGAGTACCGGAACAGATTTGGAATATCCCTGCTCAGTACATGACTCCAGTGTTCGGAGAATCGTTGGAGGATGCGATAGTAGCCTTTAATTATAAGCGTGGCAATATAGACGTTAATATCCCGGCTGAGAATATTATTTTCTTTAAATACCCGAATCCACACAATATGTTCACAGGCTTTTCTACTGTGAGAGGGATTGCGGATGCTGTTTATTTAGGCTCTCAGATGAACGAATTTGAGACGGGGTTGTTTGAGAACCGTGCAAGACCTGGAGGGGTCTTTGCCGTCAAAGGGAACGTATCGAAAGAAGAGAGAGCGAGGCTTGAAGGAACGCTGACGCAGAAGTTCTCAGGAGCTAAAAAGGCAGGGAAAAACCTTATGCTTTCCGGGGACATGACTTTCACGAGAGATACCATGACCCCGGAAGAATTGAGCTATATAGAAGGACGCAAGATAAACCGGACGGAGATAATGGCCTCATTCGATGTTCCTGAAGCTGCACTTATTTCCGAATCTGCAAATAGGGCGAACTCCGAGGCAGCCGATTATCGTCATGCTAAAAACGGTATCCTTCCGAGACTGCGGAGGATAGAGGAGAAGATAAATGAGAAGCTTATGCCGATGTATGACCCGAAGATTTTTGTAGCATTCGATAATCCCGTCCCCGAAGATGTGGCTTTCCTGCTTGAGAAACAGATAAGACAGGTTGAAGCGAATATTGTTTTGCGGAACGAGGTTCGTCAGGAAGATGGGTTAGAGCCTACACCGTGGGGTAAGTTTGCATGGTTCGACAGTCGGCTTATGCCAGTCGGAGAGGATTTTATTCCTCCAGAGATACCCGAAGAGCCGGAAGAGGTCGAGACTCCAGAAGTTCCCGAGGAAGAACCCGAAGAGATAGAAGAAGAGACTATTATGGGGATTTCCATAAAGGCATTTGACCGACCGAATAAGCCTGTATTTTTTACGCTATTTAGACGACTTTCTTCATGGGAGCGGAAGTTCAGTCGATTCATAAAAGGAGTGTGGGAGCAGGAACGGAAAATAATCATTGCGAATCTGAGGAAACTTAAAAAAGCGGTTAAAGCCAAACCGGAAGATATTGTTGATTCTATTCTCTATCCTCAAGCTGTATTCAAGGAGGAGATCACGGCAGGAACGTCCAAGCTCTTCATATCAATAATGGCACAACAGGGAGCGATAGCGATGGGGCAGTTGGATGTTGATATACTGTTCAACGTCTCTCAGGAAGGGGTTGTTGCCTGGATAAAGTCATATGTTCCACAATTCTCAGCCAATCTTGAGGCTGTCAGTATAGATATTCTGAGAGAACAGCTTATTGCAGGAATCCGAGCAGGGGAGGGAATTCCACAACTTATCTCCCGAGTGAATACGACATATCGTAACTGGACTATCCAGAGGTCACAAGCAATAGCTAGGTCAGAGACGCTCCGGGCTTCCAACCAAGCCACTCTCCAAGCGTACAGACAATCGGGAATTGTGAAGGAGATGCGGTGGGATACTTTCATGGATAGGCGAACCTGTGATTGGTGTATCGAGATGGATGGGACGGTTGTCGGGATTGATAAGAATTTCCATGACCTCGGCACAGATTTTGCTGTTCCTATCAGGGACGAAAATCATGATATTAAACGTGATGATGAGGGGAATGCTCTTATGCACTCTCCCATGAAATTAGATTATACAAAAGTAAATGCACCGCCTTTGCATACGGACTGCCGATGCACAATAACTGCGGTGATTAAGGAGGATTGATATGAGTTGGAAAATCTTATACAAAGGATATAAGCCACCCCCTGAAAAAAGGAAACGTCCGAATAAGCCAACTCCTCCTCCACCACCTAAGAAAGAGGTTCCTACTTTTACATTGAATATTTTTATGGGAGGTTTGTTATGAAAGTCATGACTGAAAATCTAAAATACATCGATATTGACCCAACTGCAGCAGGAAAGCTTGCTCAACAGCTACATATCAAGAAAGAGGAAATCCCATTCATTAGGAAGTCGTTCCTGGCAGAGAAACAGGAAGGGAATGCAAAAGAGCGGTCGGTCGTATCCTATATTTCAACAGGAATCAAGGATAGGGACAATGAGGCTCTGCTTCCAGGAGGGGTGAAGCTTGAGAATTACAGGAAGAATCCTGTTGTGATGTGGGGTCACGATTATACGAATCTGCCTGTCGGAAAGAACCTGTGGATAAAGAAGGATGAGCATGGACTTGTAGCCAAGACGCTTTTTGCCAAGTCGAAACGTGGTGAGGAGTTGTTCAAAGCCTATTCGGAGGATATTGAAGGGACAGGTCCGCTTCTCAAAGGATGGTCGGTTGGATTCATTCCCGTTAAGTGGGAAGATGCTGAGAAGAAGGATGGAGAGAAAGCATCGGATGACGTTCCGAGACGGGTTTATACCGAGTGGGAACTACTCGAATATTCCGCAGTTCCTATCCCGAGCTGTCCAGAAGCGTTGACGTTGGCTGTGGAGAAGAATCTCGTTCCTGACTTCTTGAAGAAGGATTTGGTAGGAGAGAAGGAACCCATTACAGAAGAGGAGAAGACAGTAATAAAAGCTGCTGGAAAGGTCTTAGTAGAAGAGTTGAGGGGATCAATCATAAAAGAAGCCCTTCTGAAACCCGAAACGACTGAGAAATTTCACAGAATCCCCGTCAATCCTGGATGCGAGGTCACAGCCACTATCACCATCTCAGCCTCTCAAGGAATAAAGGCTATCTATTGTGGAAAGATTAAAAAAGTCCACACCTATCTTTTCGATGTCAATAAGTGGACTATGGCCGAGGCAAAGAAATGGGTCGAGGATCATAAAGACGCAGACGGCTACTATCAGGAGATTATTGATGGTCACATGAAGGGATTGGAGATGATGGCATTCGAACCCGAAGAGAAAGAGGGAAGAGTCCTATCTGCGAGAAATCGAGCGTTGTTATCGGCTGTCATAAAGGCTATTGAGGAAGCAATCCCTCCGCTCAAGGATTTATTGAAGGCAACCGAGCCTGATGAATTCGGAGAGCGAGAATATGAGATAGTTCGGGATACAGCGAATGTTCCTGGAGTGGAAACTGATGCCACAGCCGTTGAGAAACGGATTGATGATGCTCTTGTAAAAGCGATCCCGAAAGCTTTAGAAAAAGGATTATTGGAAAAGATTAGTCTTGAGATAGCAAAATTTCAAGGCAAAGTTAAATAAAATAGAACTGACTTAGAGGAAGGCATGGCCTTTCTTCGAGGCATTAGATAATCGGCAGAGAGACGGAGGCCGACATAGAGCGGTCAGTCAGGAACCCGATGTCAGAGATGTCAGAGAGAGAGTGACCGGAGACTAAATCCAAAGGTCAGTTATTAGAGATAGTTATGAGTGAAGAAATACAGAAAACAGAAGAAAAAGAAGTGGAAAAAACTTCCATGAAAGAGAGTGAAATTGAAGCATTGGTAAATCAGAAGGCAGAAGATAAGATCAAGGCAATTCTGGAAGAGCAGAAGGATATCCTTCCTGCAAAACTCTTCGAGTCATTCAAGACTAAATTTCCTGAATTCATTAAGGAAATGGGGCCTTCGAATGAAGAGGATGAAGTCCAGAAAGCAGCAGATAAGAAAGCCAAAGAGTTTGACACCTTTGGTGAATTCCTAACCTGTATCAGAAACGCACGATCCGGGAAAGCTCTCGATAAGAGGCTGACCTACGTTGACGCTAAAGGCAATCTCCAAGTCAAAGTTGCCGGACATATGGAAGAAGGCGATGACACTCAGGGAGGATTTTTAGTACCTGAAATGTATCGCAATGATATCCAGATGATCCAACTTGAAAATTCTATTGTACGAGCGAACGGAGCCACGGTCTTTCCTGCCATGAAAACTGATTCCTTGAAGATTCCGACTGTTGTGGACACGAGTCATGCTGCTACTGTTCATGGAGGTGTTCAATGCCTCTGGACAGCAGAAGCAGCTCAAAAGACACCAACGAAACCTGCTTTCGGGCAAGTAGAGTTGGTTCCACATAAATTGGTCGGACTGATTTACGCCTCTGACGAGCTTATGGCTGATTCAGCCGTTGGCCTTGTGCCATTAATTAAGCGTATGTTCGGAGGAGCGTCAGGCTTTTTTGAGGATGATGCTTTTATCACCGGAACCGGAGCAGGACAGCCTCTCGGAATTCTTAACTGTAACGCTTTGATTGCTGTGTTGAGAAATACGGGCAGTCGAGTGTTTTTCCAAGATATTTCAGAGATGTATCAACGGATGTTCCCCCCTTCGCACGCAAGTGCGGTGTGGGTAATAAATCCCTCTGTCATATCTCAGCTGCTTGAAATGGGAACCGGGAGTTCTGCTGATGCGAGTGGTAAGAACCTTATTTATTTTGACAAGTTGCAAGATCCGATAGGATGGAGAATTTTTGGTCGTCCTGTCCTGATCTCAGAGAAGATGTCAGCACTCGGAACTCAGGGTGATATTCTTTATGCCGATATGAAGTATTATTTTATCTTCGATCGGCAGCCTATCACCATCGATGCTTCGACCCACTTACGTTTCGATTATGACGAAACGGTTTGGAGGTTTGTCCTAAGAGTCGCAGGTCAATGTTGGCCGGGTGCAGCCCAGACTTGGAGACGAGGTGGGTTGTCATGGTCTCCCTTTGTAGTCCTTGACGCTGACACGAGTTGACAATGAATAAAGAAGAGCGGATAACAGGTGGATTTAAAAGTCTTGGTGATTTCTTGGTAGCAGTCCGCAAATTTAGTTGGGATCAGCACAAGGACAGTCGGTTAAAAACAGCAGGCCACATGGCAGAGGGTGACGATGCTCAAGGCGGATTTCTTGTTCCTGAAACATGGGCTGCGGAGATTTATCACGCAGCACTAGAGGGAGCGATAGTCAGGCCGAGAGCAACTGTTATCAAGTCTCCAACGGATTCGCTGAAAGTGAGGAAATTAGTCGAGACCTCAAGAGTCTCCAACCTCTTCGGAGGAGTCACTTTTACGCTTATTGCCGAGGCAGGCGATAAGGTCGCATCGACCTCAAAACCTGCTCTTGGAGAATTGGAACTCACTCTGCACAAGCTCGTTGGACAGATGTATGTATCCAACGAACTCGAAGATGATTTCGGAAGATTCGGTGATTTTATGAAACTGGCCTTCGGTCAGGCGATTAGATTCATGGAAGATGATTATTTCATCAACGGGGTAGGAGCTAATCAACCGTTAGGTATTCTTCAGGCCGGATGTTTAATCTCAGTTCCCCGACAAGCAGTAAATAATGTCAACATTGTTGACTTGGGGAATATGGCCAGGAGGCTTTTACCTGACAGTTGGAACCGTGCGGTGTGGCTTGTCAATGCTGAAGTTCTGAAAGAATTATTCCAGATAGTCGGTCCGGCAGCGAACGTGGGTGCTATCATTAATCTCTCGGAAAGGACAATCTTCGGATTGCCTATTATCGTGAGTGAGAAATGCCCGGCACTCGGAACGCTCGGAGACGTTATTCTCGCAGATTTCGGAGCAGGCCATTATGTTATAGCCGACAGGGAAATGAGGATCGCAGCCTCTCGCCATACTAGTTATGGTGGGGGAACCTACGGGTTCGCGACTGATGAGACCTCATGGAAAATCGTACTCAGATTTGACGGGCAGCCTTTAATGACTGCTGCGTTGACTCCTCGCAATGGGAGAAACACTCTGAGTCCATTTGTGACACTTACAGACATCACAAGCTAGTGAACGGAGGAAAAATTGGGAAACATACACAAGTTTACCGATAATATCCGTTCAAGATACGGTGGGTTTAGCTCTGCTCTCGGTGCAGAAGGCTCTGATTTGATCACTTCCGCAGAGTTTGTTGATATGGCGAATTACGACCTCGTGGTTGGTATTTGTCATGCTTCTGGAATTGCTTCGGATTCTGTTGTTACTCTTGCTATGTGGCAGGCCACAACTTCGGCAGGAGGAGCTTCGAAAACCGTTTCAGGAGCCTCTGATACTTTCACCTCCACGAATACGACAGATACGGATGTTCTAGTTGCCCAGGTCCGAGGTGAGGATTTGGATGTGGCCAGTAGTTTCCAGTATGTCGGGTTCAAACTCGCAACAGACAACGCAAGCGGAACAGAGAAAGTCGGAGGAGTTCTCCTTCAAATGAGAAGTAGATACAAACAGGCTGCTTTGCCTGCTTGATCTTGAATGGATAGGGATAAGGGGGAGCATTTCGCTCCCCTGCCTCCCTTACTTTAAGGAGATGCGATGAGAATTTTATGGCACTCAACAAGTCCCCTAGCGAAGTCCGGGTATGGGATCGTAACGAAAGAGATTATTAATCGCTTAAAGGAAAGAGGGCATTTTATCCGGGTCGGGACAAAACATCAGGGACTTTCCTGGTATAAGTGGAAGGGATTTGAAATATTCGAAGCAACAGATACGCTTCTTGTGAACCAGATGATCGAAGAGGAGAATTTCGACTATATCTTCACACTCTGGGATATTTGGCAGCTTCATTCAAAACGTCAATATCCAAAGGAGAAATGGGTTGCTTATATCCCCATTGATACCGAATGGATCTCTGACGCTCTGACTGGTGTTGTGAAAAATGTAGGCTTTCCAATAGCCATGAGTCGGCATGGAGAGAGAGAACTGAAATCAAGAGGATTCAATCCGTTATACGCTCCGCATGGAATCGACACAGAGACTTTTAAATTCAATGCCGAGGGGAGAAAGAATTTCCGAAAAGAGTTGGGATTAACGGAGGATAATTTTGTTATCGGTTCTGTCGGTCTTAATTACGGGGATGACCGGAAAGGGTTTGTCCCCCTGATGAGGGCTTTTAAGGTATTCCACGAAAAACATAAAGAAGCGAGGCTGTTCCTTCATACAGTCGTCAATGAGAGGGACACGCTTGCTCAATGTGTCAATTATCAGAAGATCGCCCTCCATTTGGGGATTGATAAAACGCTCATCTTCCCTCCGCAGTTGGAGAATTTCCTCGGTCGGATCGACCCCTTGTGGTTAGCGGAGATTTACTCAGGGTTTGACGTATTCTGCCTTGCCACAAAAGGTGAGGGGTTTGGGCTTCCGTTAATAGAGGCTCCATCCTGCGGAGTTCCTACGATAACAACGAACACAACGACCGGGAGGGAATTTTTTGAAGATAAGTTTGTCTCCTGGCTTATTCCTACTGATAACTTTGATGATTCTCGTTGGCTCCCGAATGGAACCTGGAGGCTTGAACCGAGACCTTCGGCAATTTTGGGAAGCCTTGAAAAAGCGTATGTGTCCTGGAAGAACTCAGATATTGATAAAATACGGGAGAAGAACCGGAAGGCTGCCGTTGCGTATGATTGGGATGTGGTCTGGGATAAATTCTGGGTCCCGATATTTGACTATCTGGAGAAGAAACTTGTCGATTCTAATAGAGTTCATAAAACCATATAAATGTTACGAGGTAGGTGATACGAGAAACGCCATGCCTCATTTTGCAAAAACACTTATCGACCTCGGGTATGCAAAGCAAATCAAGGCTCCGAGAGTGGATAAAATGATGAGAGAGCCTGTGAAGGAGAAATCATTATGAGCTTAGACACAGCGATTTCATTAACGACAGTGGATGAAGTACTTGCCTATTTAGGGGAAAGTGCAGAACGTGATGCTCTCTGGGTCTATTGCTCACAAGGAGATGCGACTGCTGCCACAGTCGAGATTACAGCAACGACAATGATCCTCATCATCACAGGAGGAGTCGAAGCCGGAACGAACACGCTTACTTTCGCTGCTGCTGCCAATGATACCCTGGCTGAGATCGTAGCTGTTATAAATGCACTCACTGGATGGACGGCAGGAAGGATTTACGCTTCCGATGCAGCATCGACCGACCTTATCATAACGGGTCAGATCGGATGTCTTGATGCGGAGAATCAGCAGACACTCCTCATCCTGGATGTTTATCTTATTGAACAGCTCATCAACCGAGCGTCTGATTTCCTGAACCGCTATACTCACAGGACTCTAAAGACGACCGCATATACTTTGGAGCGGTATAATGGGAGAGGACGGGAGCTTAATCTGACGAATTATCCTGTGACCGCGATTGTCCAGGTCTGTCAGGATACGCTTTATGCGATCAGAGTCCGGTACACAGATGATTCGAAATTCAATGCCTATGTTGAGATAGACCAAGTAGCACAAGAGGTGAAGTTGATGCAGGACGGGACGACCGACCTTACGATAGACCTCTCACTCGCTGCTAACGATACGCTTGCAGAATTGGTCGTGGCAATAAACGCTCAAGCGAATTGGGAGGCTGAAATTGCAAACACTGATTATAATGACTATCCATCCTCGCAGTTGTTTACAAAACTCAACCTTTACTGTAAGAACCAATGGGTCAATTTGGAGATTCCAGATATCCCGATAGATGATTTCGATGTCGATTATGACGCAGGGATAATAAACCTTCCTGCCTCACAGTTCTCGCGAGGATTCCAGAATATCTACGTCTCTTACACAGCAGGCTATGTGACTATCCCGGCAGCTCTGGAAAAGGCTGCTATAGAGATGGTCAAATACAAATACGACCTTTCAACAAAGGATATGTCGGTCAAGAGCGAGACGATCGGGAGGGTGTATTCCTACACTCTGGGAGATATCAAAAAGGCTCTGCCAGATGATCTTATGGCTGAGATGGAATCCTTCAGAGCGGTGTTGGTATGAGCTTTAGACGGCTTCTTGATTCTCGTTGTACGATAAAAGCTCTGACTGCCGGAGCTGCGGATGGCATGGGAGGCTTTGGTGCTGCGACCTGGAATATTCTCTATATTCGTGTTAAATGCCGATTTGAGACGCTTCAGAAGAAAGAGATGGTCATGGCATATGATAAGAAAGAGGTCTATCCCGACTATTTTGTTTATCTCGTATATCGGTCGGGGATAAAAGAAGGTCAGAGAATTTATTTTAACTCCAGGGAGTTTGAGATAAAACTCATTGAGAATTGGTCTGAGCAGGGGAAGTATCTCCAACTCTCAGTCGTTGAGATAAAGAGGACTGCGTAATGGCAAAGACAATTCGAGTCGTGGGTATCCCGGAGGCTATTGCAAGCTTAAAACGGTATCAAAAAAAGAAGAGAAAAGATATACAACGTGAATTGAAGAGAGGAGCAATAGAGGTCAGAGACTTAGCCGTTGATATGGTTGCTGTCAAGACTGGACGACTCAAAGGTTCTCTTCAAATTGACGATTCTGATATTCATCTCCTTGTGATGAGAGTGGGGACGAATGTATTTTATGGAGTATATGTCGAATTCGGAACCCGGAAGATGGCAGCACGACCGTTCCTTTTTCCTGCGTTCTTTGCCAAAGAAGGAGAGATCATCCGCAGGATTGGGAATGTTCTGAAAAAGGATATTAGACCGACATGAGCAACGCAGAATATATTACCGGGAAAAAAGATATGGAAGTTATCCTCCGGGATTTTTCTGTCAGGGCAGAATTAATAAAGGGAGAGGCAGGTGAGCTTCACGAACTTCTCTCAAAAGAGCAAATTGATATTGTTTTTATAACTCACAATCACTCAAAGATGTCTCTCCGGTGTCTTGAGGATTTGAGGAAATATACAAAGGCTCCCTTCAGGTTGATATGGATCGATAACGGTTCAGATGCGGAGGAGCATCAACTGATCCGAGCAAAGGTTGAAGAATTCCCTCATATCACTCATCGTTTTGATGTGAACCGATTTTACGCAAAGGCAGTCAATCAGGGATTAGTGATGGCTCGTTCCCGGTATGTCGCTCTCCTCTCAAACGATGTTTATGTCTCGGATAGGTGGTTGAAGAAACTACTCGCTCTCTCTGAGCAGGATGGAAAGATAGGGCTTATTTCTCCATTGACAGATAAGATCGGCTCGGACGCTCCAAGAGCTGACCTTGCAATAAAGAAATTCCGGCTCCCGTTAAATGGTCAGTCTCTCTCTCATATAAACGATCTTGAATTAAAATTCGGAAGGATCGATGGTAATATCTCAATGTTCTGTTCGCTGTTAAATATGGAAGTTGTACGAAAGATAGGGCTCCTTGATGAGCGGTTT